TCTGCAAAATTCCACGTGATGGGTGGTACACCACAGGCAGTACTTGAAATAGTAGATATCTATGAGATCTTCGGTTCATGTGAGTCTAATGACTATCACAGAATGAGTGCTTACGAGGCGTCCTTCGTCAAGTACACCATCAACTCTTTCCTATCAACCAAGGTTACCTTCTTCAATCAGTTGTACGATCTTGTGAACTTGTATGGTTGCAACTTTAACACGGTTGTTCGTGCTGTTGGACAAGACGATCGTGTAGGTGTGGGGCATACTCGTGTGCCAGGGTTTGATGGAAAACGTGGATTCGGTGGTGCGTGTTTACCAAAAGACACCAAGGCATTCTTACGATTTTCTACACATGATAAGGACGACGGAACTATTGCGTCGTTTGATTTACTTGAAAAAGTTCTTGACATCAACAGCGATTATAGGGTACAATATGAACTCGATGAACGTGAAAAAGTCAACAACATTACATTCGTAGATTTCGGAGGAAGCAAGAATGTCGATAATGGACAAACTACAGAAGAACAGCAAGATCAAGGAGACATCGACCCTCTCGACTAGTAAGTTCTTCACTGAAAAAGATATGGTACCTACCGACGTTCCGATGGTGAACGTCGCATTGTCCGGTTCCGTAGACGGCGGCATCTCGCCTGGGCTTACCGTCCTTGCGGGACCATCAAAACACTTCAAGACATCATTCGCATTACTTATGGCGGGTGCATATCTTAACGCAAAACCAGAGGCGGTTGTCCTCTTTTATGATTCGGAGTTCGGTTCTCCGCAGTCATACTTCGAACAGTTCGGTGTCGATACTGACCGTGTCTTACACACACCGATCGCAAACGTCGAAGAACTCAAGTTCGATCTGATCAACCAGTTAGAAAACTTAGACCGAAATGATGATGTTATGATTGTGATTGATTCTATCGGTAATCTTGCATCTAAGAAAGAACTAGAAGATGCGTTGGCTGAAAAGGGTGTTGCAGACATGTCTCGTGCGAAAGCACTGAAAGGTCTGTTCCGTATGGCGACCCCATACTTGACGATGAAGAATATCCCTCTTATCGCAATCAACCACACATACAAAGAGATCGGTTTATTTCCAAAAGATATCGTTGGTGGTGGAACAGGTATCTACTACTCTGCTGACAATATTTGGATTATTGGTCGTCAACAAGAGAAACAAGGAACAGAAGTTGTTGGATACAATTTTGTTATCAATATAGAGAAATCTCGTTATGTCAAAGAGAAGTCAAAAATTCCTATCGGAGTTTCGTGGGAAGGGGGTGTTCAAAAGTATAGTGGTCTTCTCGATGTCGCTCTTGCTGGCGGTTATGTCGCTAAGCCTTCTAACGGTTGGTATCAAAAAGTTGACACAACTACAGGCGAACTCGTTGGGACTAAAGTACGAACAAAGGATACCCTAGAGGCAAGTTTCTGGGAACCTGTTTTCGAAACAACAAATTTCGCAGACTTTTTAGAGAAGACCTATAGAATCGGTCTCGCCAGTAAAATAAATGCAGAAGATATTTTGGAGGAAGCATAATGGATCTGGACTTAGACAAGCCATCCGAAAACTTAGACTACACTCTTGAAGCAGTATCGATCAAAGGCAGTCCCATGTGGAATGTCAGTCTTATGCGTTCTCCCTACGAGAACGTTACGATTCGATATCGCAACGTCACGATTGATGAGAGTAGCGAATCTATAAAATTTAACTTTGATGTTATTGACACACCCGACAAATCCGTGTATAATACAGACAATATTGAGTTGCAAAGTTTTGCAGCCGATGTACTACAGGATATTTTAGCGGAAGCGGTGCACAACAAAAGCATTCGCACAGTAGAGGGAAACGATGACGGAGATCAACCTACAACAGACGATTCTACGGAATCTACTGACTAACGATTCATATACGAGAAAGGTTGCTGCCTTTCTTGTTCCGGATTACTTTGAGGGGACATATCAGTCCATTCTCAAAGAGACACTCAAATACATCGGGAAGTTCAATCGTCTGCCGACACTTGAGGCATTTAAGATTGAGATTGATGAGAATGATCGTCTACCGGACGAACAGTATCGTCATGCTATGGAAATCCTTCCCGATATCTTCACACGTGCTGATGAAGATATGGAATGGTTGGTTGAGAAGACTGAGAAGTTCTGTCAGGATCGTGCGGTCTTCAATGCGGTAATGGAGTCGATCTCTATCATCGACGGCAAACACCAGACCCTCAGTAAGAACGCGATCCCAGACGTATTGACCAAGGCACTGTCTGTGTCGTTCGATACCAACATCGGTCACGACTATCTTGAGAACTCTGACGCACGATTCGACTTCTATCACCTAGAAGAGGAACGCATCCCGTTCGATCTTGATTACTTCAATCGAGTCACAAAGGGCGGTCTACCTAACAAGACCTTAAACATCGCTCTCGCGGGCACGGGTGTGGGTAAGTCTCTATTCATGTGTCACTCTGCCGCAGGGGCTCTCAGTTCCGGTAAGAACGTTCTATACCTCACGATGGAAATGTCCGAAGAACGAATCGCAGAACGTATCGACGCGAACCTACTTAACGTGCCGATGGATCAACTCGAACACTTGAGTAAACCAATGTTCGATGACCGCGTCTCAAGGGTCAAGGGTAAGACCGAAGGTAAACTGATCATCAAGGAATACCCAACGGGCAGTGCACACGCGAACCACTTCCGTGCGTTGTTCAATGAACTCAAACTGAAGAAACAGTTTGTTCCCGATATCATCTATATCGATTATCTCAACATCTGCGCCAGTGCGCGTATGAAAGGAATGGGCGGTGCTATTAACTCGTATTCGTATATCAAGTCTATTGCTGAAGAGTTACGTGGTCTTGCCGTGGAATTCGACGTGCCGATCGTGTCTGCAACGCAGACGACTCGTTCGGGTTTTAATAATGATGACGTGGGGTTGGAAGATACGTCCGAGTCTTTTGGACTACCCGCAACCGCCGACTTCATGTTCGCACTTATATCCAATGACGAACTCAAGGCAAACAACCAGATCCTAGTCAAACAGTTGAAAAACCGATATAACGATTTGAATACATATCAGAAGTTTGTCGTAGGTATTGACCGTAGTAAAATGCGTCTATATGACGTTGATCAAAATGATTCACCCCTAAATAAAGAAGTAGATAATGGACCAGCGTTTGATAACTCTAACTCCGGTCAACGAATTGATTCCGAAAAATTCGAAAACTTCAAATTCTAAGGGGAAGTCATGGATCCAGTCCTACACACATTAATAGCGGTAGCACTTATGTGGACGTGTTACTTTGTTGGAGGCATTTTGGGGAAACAAAGAGGTATAGAAAACACTCTTGTGTATCTTCTAAATACAGGTGCCTGTACTGAAGAAGATTTAAGAAAGGCTAATGAGGAATTCGACAAAAAAAACCAATAAAGTTTATAGTTGCCCAGTGGTTCCTACCATTCTGGAGGGTGATTGTGCTTTCGAGATACCAGATGAACTATACAAACAGTTCAATCTGAACGCGGGAGATTCTGTTTCGTTTAAAAAACAAATTGGCGATCGATATTCCATGATCATTCATCGTAATGGTAAAGAAAAATGACAGAAGTTGTTATTCGTAACAAAGAAATGTTGAAGACTCTGAACAGTTTCTCAGATGAGATGCTGTCTAAACCGTCGTACAACGACGAAAAGTATTGGACCTATCATGAACGCAAGGATGTGGATCTAGGGTCGTACTACACATCACGTGAGTATCTCCTAGACTGTTTATCCCGCGGCCGTGATGGTCTAGTTGGCCCGCCCGATAGATACTTCGCACAACCAATCTCCAAAATGGTGCGTGAAGACAAAGAGATGTGGGGTGGATTTATGCAAAAGGTCAAATATGACTTTGCGTCAGAACTTGGCGCACATACATCTGCCCTACTATCTTACTATCCACCAGGCGGTTTTGTGGGTTGGCATACTAACTTTGATGCCAATGCGTATCAAGTCTTGTTTACGTGGTCAGAGACCGGAGACGGGTTCTTTGAATACTATGACAAGAAGAACGATGAGATTGTAAAAATACCAGATGTCCCTGGCTGGCAATGCCGACACTATTATTTTGGTGCGGGTCATGAAGAAGACCTACACTGTTGGCACGCCGCATACACGGAGTGTCAACGTATCACCCTTGCTTACAAGTTTGTGAATAATGGTAGTGTAGATAATCCTGAAGACGCACAGGCACGTGCTATGCGCGACATGTTGATTGAAGATATTGAGACAGAGTAATGTATTCCGACAAGGTTATAGATCACTACGAGAACCCACGCAATGTGGGTAAGATGGACAAGGAAGACGACAACGTAGGAACTGGCATGGTCGGTGCTCCGGCGTGTGGTGATGTGATGCAACTCCAGATCCTTGTCGGTGATGATGGAATCATTGAAGATGCGAAATTCAAAACTTATGGTTGCGGTAGTGCTATTGCTTCTAGTTCTCTACTCACCGAATGGGTCAAAGGTAAAAATATCGAAGACGCAGGGAATATCCGTAATACAGACATCGCCAAAGAACTCGCACTACCACCCGTAAAAATCCATTGCAGTGTACTCGCAGAGGATGCGATCAAAGCTGCTATCAAAGACTATAAAGAGAAGAATTAATGTTACTGACAGCAGGATGCAGTTTCGTCTGGGGAGACGAACTGGAAGGTTTTGATAATGACCCAGCAACGCACTGGGAACTAACTTTCACTCACTTATTGGGTCAGAAGTTAGGTATTGAACACAAGAACCTTGGAATTTGTGGTGCGTGTAACGACAAGATTTTCCGTCAAGCGACAGACTTTTTACACGAAAACCCAGGCCGAGTGACTCACATGGTTATCATGTGGTCTGCACTTCAACGCAAAGAACTCGTTGAGTATATGCCACCAAAACGTCAAGTTAAGATCGGTCGACAAAACGATGTTACTCAGTTTTCTTCATTGAGAACCGACTGCATCTACAGTGATCAAAAGAGATCCCGTTGGCAAGATTGGTATGACAACGCATATGATTCCAAAACAGATATTCTACACATGTTAGTGATGATGAAGAACATGGAGGTTATAGCAAGAGCCGCAGGTATCAAGTTGATACAGGGATCCTTTCACCAAAGAAACTGGTCTAATATTCTTTCTGTTTTGACTGACAAATTACCACCTGATTCTCAATTTGCACGCCTTCCTTTTGATTCTAGGATTGATAACATCCCAGAGTATAAACAGTGGTTGAAAGATTCTATCGGTAACCTTGATGACAATAGTCGTGTTGGTATGGGTCGTGGAAAAGATCTCTACACTCTCGCAATAGAAGGTGACGATCTCAAACCACATGGACACCCAGGCGAAAAAACTCAGGTAGTGTTCACAGACTTCCTATATGAAAAATTTGTTGACATGGACTCATAGTTGTAGTATACTGTTCCTCGTAAATTAGTAAACCAATGAGGTAATGCAGTGCCCTACATCGATGTTTTTGTAGACGACGATCAATTCGATAGAATCATAGTTGAAGAAATAGACTTCGCAATGGCAGAAGACCGCGAGATGGACACTGATCCTGAGTTGCGTCGTGCCATGATGGTAGTCCGAAACTATTTCAACAATCAATCAAACATGATTC